GTGGAAGTCAGCATTTTTTACACCTGAAAATTACCCTCTAAAATATCATTATAGAAAAATTCATGAGAAATATTCAGGATGCCAATTTGATAAAAAAACAGATACAACAGACTTTGTCAGCATTTTTGAATACATAAAAGATAATTTTTTCTATATCTTGGATGAGGAAGATATGTCTGTTGATAGTGTAATGAAATCGGCAAAGGCATTAGTAAAGCAAAAAGGTGTTAAAATATTAGTAGTAGACCCATATAATAAATTAGAACATCAATATAAATCTAATGTTTCAGAAACTCAGTATATAAGTAAGTTCCTTGATACTCTTTCTAATTTTGCAAAATATAACGATATATTAGTTATACTTGTCGCCCACCCTCGAAAAATGCAAACAGGGTCGGCCCCAACTTTATACGATATTTCAGGATCTGCTAATTTTTACAATAAAGCAGATTACGGAATAACAATACATCGAGACAAAAACGAAAGCGGGGCAATGAGTAACGCAGTAGATTTGCACGTTCAAAAAGTGAAATTCAAACACCTTGGTATCCAAGGGATTGCAGAATTAAATTATAATTATAATAATGGTAGATTTGAATCAAGAAGCGATGATGTACACAGATGGGATAATAAAAACTGGCTAAGCCAAGATGATAATATAAAAAATATTAATTTAAATAATTCAATAATCCCAAATGATAATTTTTTTAACGAAATAGACGAAATGCCCTTTTAATATGAAAAAAACTATTAGGATAAAAGAAGTGTTGAAAAAGCACAATGAGTTGATTAAGAAATTAAAATCAATTCCAAGTGAGGACAAAGAAAATTTAAAACCATCGGCAAAATGATTAAACGGAAATTCTTATAGAAAATAATTAATAACTAAAAATTAAGAAAATGAAGCAAAATAAATTCAGGAACAAACCTAAAACCGTAAACGGGATTAAATTTCAATCAACAAAAGAGGCAGATTTCTACATTAAACTTTTGATGCTAAAAAAGTTCGGTGAAATTAAAGAAATAGAATTGCAGCCTAGGTTCGATTATTTAATTACTTATTCGCAAAATGACCTTAGCCTAAGCAAAAAAACATTTTACAAAGCCGATTTTAGGGTAAAATATACAAATAACGATGTTATTATTTATGACGTTAAAGGAGTTCGTACCCCCGAATTTATTCGCAAAAAGAAAATAATAGAGCACTTGTATAACATCAAAATAATTGAAGTATAACGACCAAGTATTTATGCTGTTTTGTTTTTTTCTTTTTTTTAAAACAAAAATGTATTAAATACCATGTTATGCGTATTTTTATTTGTTCTTATTACTCGCTAGTTATCTTTATTAAATATGCTTTACAACACTTTTTAGTAAAATAATTGTAAATATATTTGTTTATATCAAATAATATATTTATATTTGTGCTGTTGTTAGTAACGAAGCTACAACGTAAAATACAGGACTATGAAAGTGTATGAATATTCAAATAATACATCAAGTTTTATCGCTCAATATACAATCGGAAGCGATGGGTTGGTTTATCAAAGGCGACAAACAGTTTTTAATCATAAAGCCTCGTGGGGCAAATGGATTTTGTCAACAAGAAAATTAGATGATGAGTTTATGTCCGAATGCCACAAAGTTATTGAAATAAATCACAGAGCAGGGACGAAAATAAAAAGTTGTATTTTGATACATAACGGCATCAAAATAGAGATTGAAAAAAGACCTTTTGCAATAGGTAGAAACCTTGCAATCGGGCTTTCTTCGATAGTTGAGAGTACAAAAAAAAAAGGTAGTGTAATGTTTGAATGTGAAAATAATTTACGCTCTGGGTGTGATTATGAAATACTTAAATTTAAAATATGTTAAAAGAAAAACTAAAAGAAATAAGAAAACAAAAAGGCATTTCGCAGGGCAAACTTGCGAAGTTGCTTGTTGAAAAAGGTGCGCTGGAACATTGCACACCTGCTTATATATCGGCATTAGAAAACAAAGCATTTACAAATTTTGATTTATTTTTTTCGATTTGTGAGGTGCTGAATGTAGATGTCGAACTCGTTTTGCATTACGACTAACGTTGAGCGTATGAAATCGAAAGGGATTAGAAAGCACGTCTTTATCCAACGATAAAACGCCAATAGGAAGCACTACACAACGCATACTACTGAAAACCTTTTGTTTTATACGCTGTGTTATCGGCTGCCTTTTATTAATCAAATTTTAAACTTAAAAACATAGATATGAACAACGAAGAACAAATACCAAAGAAACAGCGCAAATTTGCTTTACAAAGTGTTATGCGCTGGCGACCTTTTAAACGAGAACCAAAGACAATAAAAGTGGTGATACCAGAAAACTGGATGAACTGCGCTGTGACAGTTGATAATAACTTTATAGCCGACACCAACGATAGCAGTAATTGTGATAACCTTAAATTTCCACTACCTAAACCAAAACACAAATGGCACATAAAAAGCTATACAGGTGATATGAATAGACCAAATAAAAGCGCAGTGGTGCTGATTGATAAGCCTTAGCTTGCGCATAACATCTGTGTATACGAAATTGCTAAAATATTGTATCAAAAAGATTTATTAATTATTAAAAATTATCAAAATGAAAAAATTAATTTTTAAAATTTTTAACAGGAATTATTATTGTAAAGATTGTGGCAGTACGCATATCTATCATTATGAACATGATTGTAAAGTATGTGCAGATTGCAGTTCTCGAAATATAGACTGTGATTAATTGCACATAACATCTGTATATACGAAATTCCTATAATATTTAACAATTAAATAATAAAAAGATGATTAAAGACACGACACAACAAGCAAAAGCAGCGCAATTCGCTATAGATAGTGTTAGAGTGCGTTTTTCAATTATCAAAACTATTCTTTCAGGCTTCGCATTATTTGCCATTGTCGACAATGAGTTGAATAAAGTAGTCTGTCATTTGGGTTATGATAATGATGAAAAATACTGCGAAGAAATGGCAAATAAAATGTTAGCTGGTTTAAATGGCTGCTAACGTTGACGGTATGAACTTTCATATTGAAATAGTTTGCAAAATCAAAAAGAATGATTATATTTGTATCAGATTAATAACAATTAAAAATACAACGATGACAACTTTAGCAAATACACCAGAAAACAACGCAAAAGTAAAAGCCTTAAAAGCAGTTGAAAACACAGTAGGTAAAATATTTTGGACAGGTAATAACACACATGACAATTTAGAAAAATGCCTTGTAGGGTTAAACTTAGATAGTACAAATTCAGGATGGTATAACCCTGTTGCAGTTAAAATAAACGGATTAACAGGTTATTATATGGTAAACCAAGATGGCTCATTGTTTTGCGAATCTCGTGTAATAAAACAAGAAGAAAAAAAATACCTTATCGAATACCTGACAAATGAAGGTTGGAACAAATTTGAAAACTTATACAGCCAATTTGTAGATGAAAACTAAAAAAGAAACAAGGGGCGGTACTCGAAAAGGTTCGGGTGCTAAACCTAAATACAGCGAGACGACAAAAACAGTATCTTTTCGTGTACCGATTTCAAGAATTGACCACGTTAAAAGTTTACTCAAAACGCTGTTGGATGACTGGTCTGTTAAATAGCGTGTTATCGGCTGCCTTTTATCTGATTATTAATTAAATACATAAATAAAATGAAAAATTTACAGAATTTAGAGATTATTAATATCTCAACAAAAGAAGGAAAATTAGTTGCTTTAGTATCATATCAAGATACATCAGCTATCGGTGAAGATTTAAACAACGGTTACGGAACTATTGAAATACCAATTAATCCACGAGAAATTCAAACTTCAATTCGTGGTAATATGTTGGTTGACCAATCGGTTAAAAATTATGTTGATGTTGCAACTTCGTAAGGTTGCCGATAACGTCTGTATATACGAAATTGCTAAAATATATTACAATTAAATTAAACAAAATGAGCGAAGAAAAGAAGTTGCTACTAATAGCTATCGAATACATTAAGCTTAAATCTAATCAAAAAACAGATAAGTCTCTTATTTTAGAGGCTATTAGTTCTATTGCTGGACATTATAGCGTAGTACTTAGAAAAACGCCGCAAAAGCAAGTTTCTGATGCTTGCATTGTAGAGTTTCTAGAAAATAAAACTGGTTATAAAAATAATCTGAATAAGCTCTACAATTCGATAAATCAATTCAATTGTTAAAAATAGTTAAAACAGCATAGGCTTTATTGTATATGTAAAATAGTTTTGTATCTTTGTTTAACAGAAATTTTAAAAAGAAATTATGAAAACTACATTCCAAAAGAAGAATATACAAAAAAGCATAGTTTCGGGAAATTTTCACCTATCTGTTGAGGATGAAAAGAAATTTGAGAATGATGTTAGAGAAGCGTTAAAAAATGGGCTAGATGTAGGATATCGAGAGAATAAAGTCAGATTAACTGAATCGGTATTAAAGTCGTTAAAAGATGCAGGGTTTAAAATAGTTAAAATTTAATTTAATGATAAAAATAAATACATACATCCCGGGATTTGCCTATAAATTTGCAATCGAACAGAGTATTAACGAGCTGTTTGTCTTGATTCAGCATGCAGAATTAGGCCAGCAAATTGAATTATTCGAAATGATGGCCAAATCCTTATCTCAAAAATCGGAATCAAACGAAATTTTAAAAGTGAGATTAAATCAAATAAAAAAAGAGTTATGAAAAATTATGAAGAATTTTACACGCTATCTCATATTGAGATTAAAGATCGCTATAATGAGATTATCAGCATTTTAAATTTTATTATTTTTATTTTAGGATCAGGGTTTTATAGTAAAAATTTTGATGGGATATGCTCTATTATACATTTTATAAGAAAATCAAAAGAAATTCATTCTGATTATACTATGATCGGATGCAATTATATAGAATATAAATTACCAACATCTGACTTCCGAAATTGGCCAAAATCTAATATAAATATCAGAGTCGAATGGTGCGAAAAATTAATTGAAGAAATAAAGAAAGAGTTATGAGCAGTATATATTTTGAAAAAATAATAAAAAGGGAAAATGGAGACAGTTATCAGATCTGTATAAATGCATCTTTTTCGAACAAAATGGATTATAAAATAAATGCATATTATAGACTTAAAAATAAACGAAAATGGACTCCTATTTCAAGAGATATCCCAGATTTTCAGTATAGAAAACTAAGTTTAAGCGATAGACGAGAATATTATGATAATAACCTACTCAGATTCTTTACAGCAGACGAATTATATCAAGCCAGAATGGAGCTCTGGGAATCTTTAAAGCCTGAAAAATAATGAGCAAAGCGAAAAAAAAGGCTATCGAAATTTTTAATAAAAATTACTTTGTCTTGTTTGATTCTGAAAGCGATAAAGGTGAGGAAATTCTTGTATCAATTCTTTCAACAAAATGCGCACTAATCACAGTTAACGAAATACTAACTCTTTCAACCGATGAAGATACAAGAAATTTCTATTATGAAGTTCGTAATTATTTAAATAAAAAGCTATGAGAAAATTAATGTTACGCTACATAATCGGCCTATTAACAGGCGTTTTAATCATGTCAATGGGTAGGTATAAAATACATGGGTATCACCTTTTAATGCTTGCTTTTTGTATTATTTATTTTGTATTCGATTTACTGAATGAAAAAAATAAGTGTTAAAAAATGTTAAAATAGTGTAGACACTATTGTGCATATCAGAAATAGTTCGTATCTTTACATCATAGAAATCAAGATAACATTAACAATTAAAAAATATCATTATGAAAACTTCAAGAAAAGAAATAGAGCAAAATTCAAAAACAAGAAAATCAAGTTCAAGTTACAAAAATTATTCTTTTGAAAAAGAAGGTTTATTTTTCGAAACTAGCTGTGTAGGAGTAATGGTTACTAATTATTCTGAATCATTTAAATGTGATTTGAAAATATCAGAGACGGGTGCGTTAGGTGAAGCTTTTACTAAAAAAGATTTCGTTAATAAGGTGTATGATTATCTAAATAGTTTTAAATAATTAAAAAGGCTGAGCTATCGGCCAAACGGGCGTATTTTAACATTACTTAAAACAAAAGATTATGAAAAATCAAGCAACAATATGGGCAGAAAAAAACGTAATATCAGAATGTATAAACGGCTATTCAAGTGAGGATTTTAAACATGGTGCAAATCCTGAAAATGATGGTGCAAAAGATGTATCTGAACCAGGTTTTCTTACATCAAGTTATAAATTTGAAGATGGCTCTGTAATACATATAACGCCGTCAAGTGTATCTGGTGTTTATTCGATAAGCATACATAATGATTAATTACATAACGGGCAAAAATTAACATTACTTAAAACAAAAGAAATGGAAAACTATATTAAAGAAGTAGCCAAAATATTAAACGTCTCAGAAAAAGAAGTTGAAGACTATATAGAAGTTTGGCGAGGGTTTTACGACTTTGAAACAACAAGCCCGAAGGAATTTGCAGAAATGATACAGGATATAATTTATCTTTATTGATATTTATTGATATTTAAGACTGAATAATATCAGATACGCAAAAGGCTGGGACCACGTGGATGCTATGACTAGATATTTGAAATTAGCACACGTTTATAGTTCGATTCTATAGTGTAATGCGTATTAATTATTTAACAACAGATACAAAACATGAGCAATCATAAAATAATATCAATCCTAATAATCCTAACATGGGTAATAATCGGAGCGATAATAAAAAAAAGATCCACAATTAAGAAAATTTTTATATCTTTGTTACAGGTTTTTTCATAATTTCATAATTTTAATTGTTTTAATTAATATTGGCTGAAAAAAGCTGCTCTTTTGGGGTAGCTTTTTTGTTTATATTAATTATTAATCTTATCTTTGTGTGTTTAAAGTATTATACTTATTGTTAAATTAAATTTTATAAAATGAAAAAAATTATCTTATTTTTAATGTTTTTGGTGGGTCTTTTCCTATTTGAAAACACGGAAACAAAAGCAAAAGATTTTAGTCCATATTGTGGGACTATAATTAGCCAAGATTTAAACATCCAAATTGATGGAGTTCCGTTAAATCTTATTGAGTTAAATCTTATTGAGTTAAAGAGTAATAACATTTTCAGGCAAAGATATTTAGGCCATAAATGTAATAAAATTAAATCCAATACGTATTTTAATAATTTTGTTTTCGATAATTCGTTTAATAAATTTATAAAATAATTGTTTTAAAAAATCTTTTATAAAGGTCTGCAAATTCGAGGGGGTTGCGTAGACCTTTTTTTTATGCGATTTTTTTTGTAATTTTGTATTTGATATCTCAATTATTTTTAAATAAAAGCCTATGAAAAAACCAATATTTACAGAAGAACAGAGGCGCACATGGTATACCATAGATTTTGAAGTTGCAAAACTAAAATTTAAACGAGAAATTGAAAAAGGCTATTTAGGGAAATTACTTAAAATAATACTAGAAAAGTTGGCAAAAATATTATTGTATTTACATTAAAGAATTTGAACCAGCCCTGTTATCGGCTAATCAGGAAATTTACTGGTTAGCTTTTTTTTTATATCTTTGTATCATTATGGCTTATACAGATGAACAAATAGAATCAATTTTTAAATCCGTAATGGATATGATTGAGGAAGGTATGCCATTACGCCAAATATTACGGCTTAAGGATATGCCTAGTACTCAAACTTTTTATAGGTGGCTTAAGTTTGATGAAGAAAAATCAAAACGTTACGCACGATCCTCTGATATCAGAGCAGATCAGATTTTTGATGAAATGTTTGATATTGCAGATAATGGAACAAATGATTATACTGAATTTGAAAATTCAGAAGGTATAAAAGTTTCCAAATTTAATCCTGAAAATGTTCAGAGATCACGATTAAGAATTGATACAAGGAAATGGGCTTTGTCAAAAATGAACCCCAAAAAATATGGAGATAAATTAGATCTTAGCTCCGGAGGCGAAAAAATCACAGCCCCATCCCCTTTAATAATCAACGTAGACGGCAAAGAATTAGAATTATAAAAAGTGAAAGTATTCGACCCAAACAGGCTTTTTTACAAAATGGCTGCTAAGTGGGCGGAGTTTAAAAAAGCAGGTAAACAGTTGATTATCTGCAATGAAGGCGGAAGTAGATCAAGCAAAACTTGGGATGCATTCCATTTGCTTATAGCTATTTGCGCTCACAATCAAGATGCCGAATTAGATATATATATTTTAAGAGATACTTTAAAAAACTGTAGATCTAAGACATTTAAAGACTTCAAAAAACTATTAAAAATTTGCGGATTACTATCCACCACATCAATTTTAGGCGAAAACCAAAGTCCCCACGTTCGCCTATATGGAAATAATTTATACTTTCATGGCCTTGATGATGAAAAAAACACAGAAGGCTATCCATCTGATATACTTTTCGTTAATGAAGTTTTAGAAACAAAAGAAGCAAAAGTAGAAGGGTTATTAATGCGATGCCGTAAGCTTGTAATTTTCGACTGGAATCCAAAATTCACGAAGCATTGGGTTTTTAATTATGAGGGGCGTGATAATGTCCTATTTACTCACTCAACATTTAAGGATAACAAACATTTAGAACAAAATATTATTGATAAAATAAATAGCTACAATCCTGAAATTGAAGAAAATGTAAAAAATAAAACAGCGAATTTATATAGATGGAGAGTATACGGTTTAGGCGTTCGAAGTGACCAGGAAGGCAATATATTTAACGATTCACAATTAAATAAATTTGAGTTAAAAGACATTGACCTAAAATTATGTTCAAAAATTATGTGGGTCGATGTAGCGGATCAGGGCGTTGATTATCTCTGCGCCCCCATCGGTGCGATTTCAGACAAAAAAACATATGTCTTTGATTGTATTTTTTCTAATAAACAAAGCGATTATACTATACCCTTAATCGTTGATGCTATTATAAAAAATGACTTAGATAAAGTTGTATTCGAGAGCAATGGCCAAGGGCTTCAATTTATGAAAAATGTACTTAATCAGCTAAAAATAAACGACTTAGAAAACAACACTGATTATTATAGAAAATACAAAGTAAGATTAAAGGCTGTTCATAATTCATCAAATAAACATTCAAGAATTAAATTGCAAGCAGAGAACAATATCATTAAAAATTTCTATTTCTTGAAAAATATGAGGGGTCAATATTTAGAGTATTATGATTTTCTCACTAATTACAAATACGACAAATCGGTGAAAGAAGATGATGCGCCAGACGGCACGGCGGGTTTAAGCGTTTTGTCACAAGCTTATATGTAAAAAGTTTATATCAAAATGTTTTTTATAGAAAATATTTATAACTTTGTAAAAAAAATAGTTTAAATGTGGCCATTCACTAAAAAGGAAATAAATTTTATACCGAGTAAAGAGTATTTTTTCACTCCATTTAAAAATATTGCAATTGATTGGAAACAACTATTTAAAGACAATCAGAATAATAGTTTATTACTATCATATTTTAATGATATTGCAGAAGTCCAAGCCCCGATACTTAAATTTGCCGATGCCGCAACACTTGTTAAAATTAAATCAAATGTTCCAGAGGTAGAAAAACTCCTTTCAAAACCGAATCCATTTCAAAATTACGGTGAATATATAAGCCAATTCATTATATATAAGCGGCTTATGGGGAATAGTATTGTTAATGCATTCAGCCCATTAACAGCAGACGGGAAGAAACCGATCCACCTATTTAATTTAAGTCCGGAATTTGTTAAAATACAAACTTCAAAAGATAAAGATTTTCGGTTTAACACTATTGAATTATATATTTTTGACTCAGGAGATGCTAGAAAAAATAAATTAGAAATAGACCCCGAATACATTTTACACGTAAAAGAATCTAATCCGAATTTTTCAAATGACCAATATTTGTTCGGGCTGAGTAGATATGCTAGTTGTTATAGAAATATTGAAACCCTGTCAAATGGTTACGATGCAAAGAAAAACATATATAAAAATGGGCCCCGCCTTGCAATAACTGGGAAGGCTCAAGGAGATTTTGCAAGCGTTAACACAGAAGATGATCTAAGGGGAGTCCAGGAAAGA